TTTCATACTGCTTATTAATCTTGCGATTTTTAGCATTTTCAATTAAAGATTGATAAATTTTGCTGTAATTCATTCGTTTATCCAACACACATCTTGCCACGAAAGAACAAGGTATTTAACGCCATCCTCAACATAAGGAAAGTATTTGAGATACTCCTCGCCTTTGTCATCGTTCATAGTGCCAAATCGAACTCTAGCTCCTATTTGAACAGGCATATCTTCTCTGCGACCACCTAATAATTTCTTTCCAGGGCCTACAGCTATGACTGTACCCATGTTTTCTACTTCTTTGTTATCAACAAAAATAATGCTAGAAAGCTCACGAACATCAGGTTTTACAACAATTTTGTCTGCTAATGGCTTGAGTTTCATGCTTTTCTTGGCCTTCCTGGTTTCTTTTTTGGTTCAGAAATCAATACTGGTTCAGTCATCATTTGAACTATTTGCTCTAAAGCTAGACTTTCAGTCAGTTGCCATTCCCCACACCAATCATCATTTGATTTGTTTTGCACAATAGGAAAACGCTTGCAAATGCCCATTCTTTCCCCAAAAGAAAAAAATCGACATAAATTACAAGTGTCTTTATGCTCTTTTATAGCCACAGTTTCTCCGATTAATTGTGGTTAGAGAACCCCTAGTTTACCTTCACGTGCTAGGGGTTTTCGTTTTACATTGGGTCTTTTTCGTATTTATCTTCTACGCCATAAGCTGTGCGCTTGTGTTCGTAGCAGATACCAGAAGTACGACCAGTATTGAACTCTTTATCAGAGCCAATAGCATCTTCTTTGCCCATTGCTACACCGCCACGAACTGCTTTAGCATGACGTTCGCCTTTAGTATCGGCTGCATCAGCACCTTTTGGAACTACTACACCCTTGGCTGGTACGCCTTTAGTGCTGTTTGGATTAGTTGTTTTGCCCATTGCCATTTCTATTTTCCTTTTGCAAAAGAAGCTACAAATCGTAGCTTTGCTTATTTTGCCTTATCCATTACCCATGTCAAGCATTTTAATTAATCGTATAGCAGCATCAACTGAATCTATTCTGCTAACTGGGCCACCTCGCCAATTTTGCATAAATTTGACCTGAGATTCGGTATAAAGGGCCTTGTTATCTCTTTTTATTTCACAAAGAACGCTGTGCTTTTTGTATCCAATCAAAATATCTGGGCAGCCTTCGCCGACTCTAGAAAGATTTAAAACAGAAGCTCCCAATGCAATAAATGTATGGATTATCTGTTTTTGATTGTCATCAACTCTTTTCTTGTAATAAGTCATTTAATCTTTCTAGCAAATCCATTTCAGAGAAACCCCAATATTTAATAAATCCTTTATGTCCAAGTTGGTGAATACTGGAATCTCCAAGTCTATGATGGTAAGCGCATAAGGGGATGACTGGGGCATTTTTTCGTTTTCCACCAAATCTTCGTATATGGTGCATTTCTGTTGGGGAATCTTCAAGGTTTCTGACTTCTTGTTGTTTGCATAAAATACAACCATATCTCGCCAAGCGAGCATAAACATCCCTTTCTGACTTAGTTGTCATATAAACATATCGCCTTGAGCATAAGCCAAATCTATTCTTTTACAGGCTATTTCAAAATATTTAGGATCTTTTTCTATACCAATAAATGATTTTCCCATTTTGGCGCAAGCTACTCCTGTACTTCCAGATCCCATAAAAGGATCAAATATTAAATTTCCATCAATTTTATCAATGCACCATTGCATTAATGCTATTGGTTTTTGTGTTGGATGTTCTTTACCGCCATCCATATTCATAGGCCTCATACGAAATATTCTGGCAACTTTGTTTAAATTAGTCCAAGCCATTTCTAAATCTGCAAAATCACGACCTTCGTTTTGTTTGTCCCAAGCCAAAAAACAACGAGTTGGTGGTAAATCAAAATAATTTCCACCCCATAAAATTGCTTGATTGCCTTTAGAAACAATGGCATCAATTAATTCTTTAGATGGTGGCTTATCATCCCAGCCAGTATCTTTAAAACCCCTGCTTTTAGATAATCTATGGCTTTTTGTTATAGAAATTCCATAAGGAGGATCTGTAATAACAGCATCAAATTGACTTAATTTAGGCAAAATATCAGCACAATCACCTAAATAAAGAGTTGCATTACCTATTGTTTTTATTATCAAAATAACTCCGTTAAATCAACATATTTAAACAATGATTTAGGAACATCATAATAAGCTTCATGCTTAGTTTCATCACGCATTTCTATGGTTGGAAAGCTTAAAGCCCTTGTTCCTGTGATCCAGTAAGCATGAGTCATATCTTGGTTTAATGCAAAAAACAGCGTTTTAGGTACTTCTAGCATATGTTTTTTTCTTACAGGCACATGGATAGTATCAAAAGGACAATGGGGATTCCAAGATCTAACCTCAACTTCGGCAAACCCTACAGGAACAGAGCCCCTATGAATAATTAAGTCTGTGCCATAAATATCAGGATTATCTAAAGCTGTAAGCCCCCATTTCATAGAAATCCATTCAGCTACCGCAGCTCTAGCTGGTGGATCGTACTTATCATGAAGGGCTTGATCAAACTTTTTAATCCGCATGAGCAATATCTTCTAGCTTTAAAGCAGTTTCTACAAAAGAATTGGCAATTTGATAAGCTGTGGCTTTATCTTGAGCAATCATAGCTTTGTAGTATTCATCTAAAAGACGTTTTGCATCTAAAAATGGTTGGCTAAAATCTTTCATTTACATATTTCCTTGTCTGCGATTAGAAGATAAAGTGCGCCAAATATCAATAATCCGCATTTCATGATTGCGTTCATTGTCTATTTTCTTAAATTGCTTCAAAGCTTCAGTCCAAGCCAATACCGCCTGTGCGTATTTATCGCTTGATAGAGCCTTTGCTTCTCTTTCGGCTACTGTGCCATCAGCTAGTAAAAAAGAATGGCTCTTGGCTTGTTTTAAGCCTTCCTCAAGGTATTTAACTTGACCAGCCCAGGCTGCATGAGATTCGTCTGTAGAAGAAAGCTTAATAAGGGCTTCCTCAACCCTGTTTTCTGTTAATTGTTCAAGATTCATAGCCATTGTCCTTTAATTGTTCCTCTGTTGCCTTTTCGCCATTGTTCTGCCATGTCGAACTGGATTCTATGTAGCCTAGGGGCAAACCCTGAATTAAATAAAAGTTTGCGGATTGCGCCAAGACCTTCCTTATGTCTGATTGCAAGCAAATATCTGACTTCGCATTGATGTCGGTATTTTTCTTCATTCATTGCCCCATTGTTGAGCCATAGCATCAGCAATTCCTTGATAAGTTGTGCTTCTTAATTTCCATCTATCTTCGCTTGGTGGCATTTTATGGATTCTTGCTTCTCTGCCTTCAACAATATTTGTTGACAAAAGTTTAGGCAAACCCTTTAACCATAAGGAAGTTGCTTTAGTTTCTCCATGCCCAAACATCCAAGGTTGCACAACTTGATCTGGTTTTCTGTAAAGGCTAGACATAATGCAAATTGGATTTTCAATGGCAATTTTAGGAATATCAACTTTTGCCAACATCATAAAAAATGATGCGCTGGCTTGCTGTCTGCCATCCATGCGTTTTGCTTGAAAATGTCTAGCACCACTTACTGATAAATTTGTGCATGGTGGATGAGCAATCATTAAATCCCAAGGGTAATCCAATACATCCCTTACATCGCCTTGATAATGAGGCCCAGGCGCATCAGTTGGTAATAAATCGCAGCTCATGGCTTCGTGCCCCCCCCCTAGAAAAGCATCACGCACAACACCAGAGTATTCACAAGCAATAAGGACTCTCATACCACCTTCCTTTTATCCCTAAATTCTTGAACAAACTTCCTCATTTCTTGGTAGCTGTTGAATCTGGCCCTACTCGGATCACCTCCACATTCAATCCTATAAGCAGCTTCAATCTGAGAATCAGTACCTAAAGGCATTAGCTTTTCTTCAAAAGCTTGCTCAATTACCACCTCATCCATCCAATGCTGACCCTTTAGCCAGCGTTCAGGGTCTTTACGGAATTTGTTATCAGGCTTGGCTTTTTTGTCTGCTTTAGCCTTTTCAACAATTTTTTGTAATAAATCGTCTTTGAAGGCTATTTTTGACCATGCCTTTAGTGAATTTGGTTTGCCTACTTTTTTATCATAAGCATCCCAAAATAAATCAAAGCCGATAGGCTGTATGTTTTTTATTGGTTTATGGTTATTGGTTATTGGTTTATGGTTAGCATTGCCTTCGGATTGCGTTGGTATTGCGTTCGCATCAACTTCCTTATGTTTACTGCTCCAGCGAGCCATTGCGGATGCTCTAGCACTAGCTGATTTACCATGAAATTTAGCTATTCCATCCTCGCATCTTTTATGAATATACCCAAATTCAGTCAATTCAAAGAAGTCTGTTAATACGTTTTGAAGCGATTGCTGTTCTTCCGCAGTCCGAACGCTATGCGAACGCATAAGCTTCGCAAGGTCATTGCTTAAAGGAATTTCATCCAAATAATAACTATCTAAAAGTTGCCTATAAATTCCATGCTCAAGCAACGATAGATGAGAAGTATCTTTCCGATAATCCCCAATATTGTGTTGGTAATAGTGCATTTCAGCCCTTCTTAAAAAGATCAGGTCTTAACATTTCTCTTGTTAAACGCAGCTCTGAAAGCTCCTCAATTTGTCGTAAATATTTGAATGGAACCTTAGTAGAGTTCCATAAATAGATTGTCTGGGGCTTAATTCCTAGCTTTTCAGCCAGGTTTATCAGGCTTCCAAATTCAATTTTCAATAAATCAGATGGGTTCATGTATTACTCCTTTTCCGCTATCATATAGCAAAAATATAGAAAAATACACCTATTAGGGAATCCCCCTATAAAAATAATTGAAAAAACCTATTGCAAACCTTAATTTTGGTCTATACTGAAAGCTCTTAAACAAGTGATGAAGGGAATGAAAATGAAAGATGCAATAGGAGTAATAGTTTTAGGGATTGTTCTAGGTGCGATGTTTGCTTATGCTCTTTTAGGAGGGTTTTAATTATGGGAATGAATAGAGCTGATGCTTACTACGAACCTGATGATTACGATGATCGTTCTGATGAAATTGAAGAACGTACCTGGCAACTCTTAAAAGTTGGTGGCAAATTTGACTATAGAACTTCAGAAGCTATTTCTGAAGCTTTAAGTGAAATGGGAGTTGATGATTCTCAAGCTTTGCAAGATGTTATTGATTCAGGTGATTACGAACAATTAGGTAGAAAACTAATCTCAATGGCTTGTGAATACATGGAAGGCCATGCCAAAGAAGTAGCTGAATTTGAAATTAACGATTAAGGAAAAGTGATGACTAAATTTTTAGAACTACGCAAAATCAATGTAAACGAACATACTGAAAAGAAAGGTAAGTTTACTTATTTAAGTTGGTCTTGGGCTGTTGACCAGCTTCTTCAGCAAGATCCTCAAGCTACATGGACTTATGGAGATCCAGTTTACTTTGCTGAAACTTTGATGGTTTTTTGCTCAGTAACGGCTTTTGGCAAAACTATGACAGCTCAAATGCCTGTCATTAATAATCAAAACAAAGCTATTGCTAATCCTGATGCAATGGCAGTAAATACAGCAATGCAACGATGCCTGGTTAAAGCTATAGCCCTTCATGGTTTGGCTTTGTATATCTATTCTGGTGAAGATCTTCCTGATGAAGATATACCTGATTTAACTGTATTAGCAAAAGAATGGGCAACAGAAATCAATGTATGCAAAACCATTGACGATTTAAAAAGAGTTTATGGAACAGCTTATTCTGCTGTAGCTAAAGACAAAAATGCCGTTCAAATAATTGCTGATGCTAAAGATTTGCAAAAAGGCACTTTAATGGCATTGCAATCATGAACAATGAACCAGTAGCGTGGATTGCAAGAGGCGATAACACAAGCGTATTTTTTGATTTGGATTGTGCTTTATCTATTGATGACAGTCCAACACCACTTTACACTCATCCAGCAAAAGAACTACACCTATCACTTCAAAAAAGTAAAGAAACAGGTGAACTATTAGCTGTTACTTATACAGATGACGAACATAGGATTGTTGAAGTGTTATGGCAAAAACCACCAGCAAAGACACTAACAGACTTTGAAATCAGGGGTGTTATGGCTTTAGACGAATGTTGGGTTGGTGAAGATTGCAGTATCCCTAATATGATTGCGTTTGCTAGAGCAATACTAAGAAAGGCATCCGAATGAACCAAGAATTTTTAAAACAGTTATTTGATTACAAAGATGGCAAGTTACATTGGAAAGAAAGCCCAAGTCGTAATGTAAAGGCTGGTGATGTTGCTGGGCATTTTGGTAATCGTAGGTATGCCCAAATCCGCATTAACGGCAAATACTATTTAAAACATAGGCTTGTGTATATGTACCATCATGGGCATTTACCGCCTGAACCATTGGTGATTGACCATATAAACCGCAATAGGTTTGATAACAACATTGAAAATCTTAGGGCAGTTACAAAGTCAGAGAATCAGCGTAATAATAAATTTAAGGCACAAGAGAAATGACCACTTTTACTACAGAAGATAGAGTAGCTGTTCAACAAGGTACTCCAGAGTGGCATCAGCTTAGATTAGGCAAAGTAACGGCTTCTAGAGTAGCCGACATATTGGCTAAGACTAAGACAGGGCCATCCGCTTCAAGGCAGAATTACCTTATTGAATTAGCTTTACAGCGCACTACAGGCATCATCCAAGAATCTTACTCCAATGCAGCAATGGAATGGGGTACTCAAACTGAACCACAAGCAAGGGTAGCTTATGAGGTTAGAACCAATAATTTTGTCGATCAACTCGCTTTCGTTGACCATCCTAGTATTGATTGGTTTGGTTGTAGCCCTGATGGGCTTGTGTCTGATAGGGGTCTTTTGGAAATTAAGTGTAGGCATTCTGCTAGTCATTGGGAAACTATCAAATTGGATGAAATACCTAAAAAATATTGGATTCAAATGCAAGCGCAATTAGCTTGCACAGGCAGAGAATGGAATGACTATGTTTCTTTTGACCCTCGCATGCCAGAACGTAGCCAACTATATATAAAACGTGTTTTTAGGGATGAAGAATTTATTTCTGAAATGGAATCGGAAATTAAAAACTTTCTTTTAGAAGTTGAAACAGAAGTCAATCTTATGAGAAACAGATGAAAAAACAACTTTATTGGGTTTGGGCAGCAATGATACAAAGATGCGAAAACCCAAACAATAAGCAATTTTATAACTATGGAACTAGAGGCATTCAAGTTAGCAAAGAATGGCGGTCATCTTTTAATCAATTTATAAAAGACATGGGTATTCCTAATGCTGGAATGACTGTGGAAAGAATAAACAATGATTTGGGATATTCAAAAGATAATTGTCGTTGGGCTAATAGGCATGACCAAGCAATTAATAGAAGATTGTTTAAAAGCAACAAACTTGGAGTTAAGGGTATAGAAATTAGAAATTACGGAGCTTATAGAGTACGAATTAAAAGGCATAAAAAATTAGTTTTAGATGTAACAGTAAGTGATTTTTTTGAAGCGTGTTGTATTAAGAAGTCTTTTGAAAATAAGAAAGGGATGTAAATTATGGGCATAGAATATTACCTCAAAGCAGCAGTTTCAGAGTATGTAGATAAAGATGGAGCAACAAAAAAGCGTTACGCAACAATAGGAATTGTTACAAGGACAAAGAAAAACGACCTTATGGCAAAGATTGAAATGTTACCTTTGTTGGGCATGAAAGAAGGCGCATTTTGGTGCTACTTAAATGTTCCTGAAGACAAGCCAACACAAACAGCAACTCAAGCCACAGCGCCTGATTTAAATGATATTGAATCAGATATTCCGTTTTAAATCATGCTTACTAATGAGGATGTTTTAAAAGATCGTATTAAAACCCTTGAGGGAGAGCTTCAATATATGCAAGATGGATGGAAAAAAGTAGAAATCCTAAAGTCTGAAAATGAGGCTCTCCAATCAAAAATTGAACGGCTTAAAAAACAAGTCAAACATTTAAAGCAAGAATTGGAGTTTGTATGAACGAACATATTTGGACTGCAAGTGGTACTGACATTACTTTGCGCTGGAGAAAAGCTGGATGGGTTCCTCCATCTGAGATTCAGTCATACAAAGACAAATGGAAATACTTTCAAGAGCTTCCATTGCGTTCTTTAGATGCTCAAGGCAAAATTGAGTATGAAGGTACTCTTAAACTTAATAAAATTTTTAGGATTAAATAATGGCAACTAAAAAACTAACAGTAAAAGAACCAGCCATTAAAGAAAAGTCTGGAAAAGTTATTGTGGCTAAGTCAAAAGCTTACAGCCATGATGAGCTTAAAAAGATGGCTGGTAAAGCTGCCAAAGGCGCAAAACATGAATTTGAGCTTTCTAATGGCAGGATTGTTACTCGCAAAGCAGCAGCAAAAGTAGCTGAAAAAGCTGGTGAAGTTCCTAAGTCTGTAGGAAAAAAACTACATTCTCATGATCTTCGTAGAGCTGAAGGCATTAAAAAGAAAAAAATGTAATGACAGATGACCAATGCCTCATGTTTGGCCTAGCCGTAATATTTGGCTTTGGCATCATTATTTTGTATTTAATCGGACAAGACCAATGATTGAAAAATTAAAAAAAGTTTTTGAATATAAAGAAAACAATCTTTATTGGAAAATAAAACCTTCAAAAAAAATACTTATAGGCACAAAAGCTGGATATATAGATAAAAAAGGATATATTCAAATAAGATTTGATGGAAAATTTTATTTAGCACATAGAATTATTTTTGCTTTGAATTATGGTTATATGCCTAAATTTATTGACCACATTGATGGCAATCCTTCTAATAATTCTATTGATAATTTAAGAAAATGTAATTTATCTGAAAATCAATGCAATTCAAAATTAAGGGTTGATAATAAATCAAATATCAAGGGTGTAACTTGGAATAAAGCAAAAAACAAATGGCAAGTTCAATTACAAATTCAAGGAATAAACAAATATTTTGGTCTTTATTACAATATTGATTATGCAAAATTTGTAGCTGATGCTATGCGTCATAAATATCATAAGGAGTTTGCAAATCATGGTTAATGAATCCATTCCTTTTGCTGGAAACGTGAAAGTTCCATCAGATGATTGTGAAGAAACCTTTTTTGCTGTTTATCCTGATTTCTTTTATGAAGGATCTACAGCTCTTAATCTGTGGACTCAAGCCTGGCAAGCAGCTTTAGACCATGTTGAGAACAAAAAGCCTTTAATTCAGCTTATATGACAAAAAAGCCTAAAAGAAGTAAACATGAGCAAGAAGCAATGGCTGAATATTTAACTAAAAAATTTGCTGAGATTGATGCTCAACAAGAGTTAATTCCAGTAGTGATGCAAAGAGGTGAATGGGAAGCTCTTAAATACACAATAGAGCTTGCCCTTAATTTAAAACATAAAAAGCGACTACATCGCTAGAATATCCATAGCTTTATGTATTTTATCAATTCTATCTTGTAATCCTAAAAGACCGCCATTTATTCTTTTAGTCATTGTTTCCCAATTTTCATCGTCTGCCAACAAATTAATTTGCTTGCGATTCCAGTACCATCCAGCAGACATACAAGCCCATTGTGGCTCTAATAGAAGCTCTGGTTGCGTTATAAATGGCTGACTTAGGGCTTGTCCACATACTGTGTAATTTGAACGCCCTGTGAGCTGTATAACGCCTCTACCATGAAATTTCCAGCCATCACCATCTTCAGTATTGCCAAGATCGGCTCTACCGCCATAAACCTTGTTTGCAATAGCCTGTGGATTGTTTGCGTACTTTTCGGCAGTTGCAGCATCAGAAAAACGAGAAGGCCAGACTCGCATCAAAGCACCAGCAGAATAATGAAGGTTTTCTTCTAAAGTTTTGAAGTTGCCTGATTCATGCTGGCATTGACCAATAAAGGCTGCCTGGCGTTTTGGGGTATCTATGCCATATTTGGCAAAAGTATCGTTTAAAGGTTTAAGCCATTTAGGATCAATTCCTAATGCTTGTAATTGTTCAATATTCATCTTAATGCGACTTGTTCCTTAATCCAATCTTGAAGGCTAACTAATTGTTGCGTTGTATAGGCGCAAGCAAGTAGCTGGTCGGAGGGGCTGACATTAGCTCCTGTGGAGGGATTGGAAATGGAGGGCATTTGACCGCTACTGGAGTTGTGCAACCCACCATAATAAGACTTAATAGCAGATAACTTAGCTTCATAGGTTTCCTTGGTGGTTTTGTTTATGAGTTCCTGCTGTGTCCGAATGGATTCATTTTTTGCTTCTTGTTCTTTAGCGATATTTTTGATTTCTGTTTTATATGCTTCAAAACGATTATGCTCAACATAACCATAAAAGCACCCAGATAAAAGAACAATTCCAACCACAATCTTGACATAAGTAAGTATTGGTAGTGGAAACATTATTCTATTGGTTTAGAAGTCACAAAGCGCAATACAGCAACAATAATGCCAATCCCAATAAGGATAAAGCCATAATATTTTGGATCAATACTGTTTTGCACATAAGATAGATTGTCAAATAAAGCACCAAATATCACAAGTGCTAAAGAAAACCACATCGTTTTTGATCGATGGGCTTTCATTTATCAACTTTTCGATCTAGTTTATCGTCTATTTTGTCTAATTTAGCAAAAATAGCAGCAGCAATCTTGTCAAAATCTTGCTTAGACATATAATTACCAGCAATCAGAATCTCAATAGTATTGACTTTATCTACCAATATTTTATCGGCAATTTGTAGCTCTTTAACAGCCTCCCAAATAACCTTTAAGATCCAACCGCCTAAAAAGCCAACTAAAGCAATAACAGTATTTATTATTGTTTGCGAATCCATTGTTATTTCCTAGTTTTTTCTTTTTGAACTTGTTGCAAATAAGATTCGTAAGAAGCTAATGGAATTTTACCTAAGCCAATTTTACTAGGTGCTTGTAATAAATTACGCAATGCATTTTGACCTATTCCTTTTTCAAGATAGGCAGCAAATTTAGGATTATTAATAGCAGCTTGAGCTAATTTTGGAGCAGCAACACCAAAAGCAACTCCTTTTAAAGCATCCATATAATCGCCTTGATATAAACCATAAGCAGCTCCAGCAGCAGCAGGAACAGCAGCTTGTGCTAATCCTCTAGCAATGGTTCCACTATTTGGTAATTTTTCAGGCAATACAATTTTTCCAGCAGCAGCCAATTTTGATAATTCATTATCTTCCGCATAAAAAGCATTGCGTTTTGCTTTGGTTGTTAATGAGTTATATAGCAAAGATGGGCTTATATCGCCTTCTGCATTTTTTAATGCAACATCTTCAATTTTTCTCATGTTGCCCCAGCGTTTATTAGCTTCTTTTAAAGAAGAAACTAATTCTTTATTGCCAGTAGCTTCAGCAGAATCGCTAAGACCTTTATTTAATACATCACGCAAATCACGAGCATAGGAAGCAACATCAGTATCAGAACTTCCAGATAATCTATCTAAAGTCTTTTTAATGTTTTGATATTGTGATGCATTTAATTGATTGCCTTCTGATGAAGCTTTATTGAGAATATTTTTAATGTTTTTATCAATAATGCTGTATTGCTGATCATTTAAAATATTTTTTGCTTCATCATCAATAGCTGATAAATTGTTTAAAAACTTATCATCTGCACGAATATTTACTTTGGCAGCAACATCATCATAAATCTTGCCAATATTCTCTTTAGCATTAGAAATAACAGATGGAGTAATTTTGTCTGCATCTTCACCCATTGTCTTTGCAATGGCTTTGTTAAATGCTTGTTTTTGCACTCCACTAAACTCTTGTTGTGCGCCAGCAGTAAATAGATTATCTGATAAAGCAGCTTTTACTCGACCCAATAAAGCAGATCCAGTAGCTTGAGCTGCATCTAATGGTATTCCAGCTTCACGCAAAGTTTTAACTGCGTTTGCACCAATTTCGCCAATTTGATTAGTAATTGGTTGAGCAACACGACCTAAAGCATTAACTATTCCTTGACCAGCAGCACCTACACCAGCTCCAGAAATAACATTAAAAGCTTTGCTTTCATCTTGTAATGTAGGCTGAACTGCTCCCATTGTTGCTCCAGTTAAGGCAGCTTTTCCAATAGTTCCTCCTGGCAGTAATACAGCTTGTCCTAATTCGCCTGTAATATTTCCAGCTAAACCAGCAGGAGTTTCCAATAAAGGTTTATTTTCTTCTCTTTGCGCAAGAATTTCTGCTTCACGACCAGCAGCAGCTTCTTTTGCAGAAGGCATATTAAGCTTTTGACCAAATTTAGAAACAGCAGGAAATGCTTCTTCTAATTGTTGCGCCAATGGATCTAAAACTTGACCAATTCCTGTCATAGTTGTTTTACCAGAAGCTTTCAAACCTTTACCAAATAACTCTAAACCTGATTTTTTTGATAAATCTTCAGTAGGTTTGTCCCAAGTAATATCTTCATCTTTAGGCGCAGAAATTGTTACAGAACCTTTTGGCTCATCCCAAGTAATATCTTCATCTTTAAGATTAATTTTTGAATTAACTTTTTTTAAATAATTTCTTGTTTCTTCTGCTGAAGGCTCTTGACCAGCTAAAACAGCTTTGGCTGCTTTAGTTCCGCCATTGTAATGAGCAAGTGCAGCTTTAAAACTTCCATATTGGTTTTGAAGGTCTGATAAATATTGCGCAGCACCATGAGCAGAACTAACTTTGTCTGAAGTATCTACACCATAAGCTTCGGCAGTTGCTGGCATAAATTGAAAACGACCTTTAGCACCTTTTGGTGAAATAGCGGAATCATTTCCACCGCTTTCTGTAGATTCAACAGCAGATAATGCTCCTTCAGGAAGCATATATCTTTTTTCCAAAGATGCGTAAAGATTATCCATTATTGAATTTCCCTTGTTCCATCAGAATATTCTATTACTTTTTGACCGCTTTTTGTTTTACCAGTTCTAACAATTTGTTTATTAGATTGATTTGTTTCATTTTTTGGATTAACAAATTTATTAATAATATGTTGTTGAACTTCTCCGACATGAGTATCAGGATTTAATGTTTTGTTTTTATTTTTTTCAAGCAAATAACGTTGTTCTTCATAAGCAACTTCATTTTGTTTATGAGCAAAATCAATAAATCTTTGCAATGCTCTAGGATCACTTCCAATATCAGGATTATTTTTAAGATAATCGTTCATCATATTTGCCGTTGGATTGCCTTGCATTGCACCAATACCAGCAGTTACAGATTGAGCAATAAATTTATTCATAGATTGAGCTGCTGACAAATCGCCTTTTGCAACTTTATCCACTAAATCTTGAGGTGCGCCAATAGCTTGAAGTTTTTGAGCAATATCAACATAAGTTCTTGCTCCAGCACCTGGTTTAAAGTTTTTCATCAAATTCTCTGCTTCATTTAATCGCATATCAATTTGTGTTCCACCAGCAACTCTATTAGTAAGATCTTCTTGATATTTACCAAAGTTTTGAACGCCTGGAAGTGTTGGATTTAAATTTTTATTTCCCATTCCTTGAGGTTGAGAAATTTGATTAGTTCCAGATGTAAGCCCAACAATATCCCCAGAAGCATTAGTTGTATATTGAGGAGTAAGTTGCTGTCTTTGAATTGCAGCACCAGTAGCAGCAGATAATCCTTGATCAATTTTTGGTGCAATTTGTGTAGGATCATGAAGGGCTTGAGTATAGTATTGGCCTAACATTCCTTTAATTACATCGTCATGCAAACCTTTTGTTTTTAAAGTGCTGCCAACTTCATCTAATGCCCTTAATGCTTTTTCTCTACCTTCAGGAGTATTTTGTGCATCTTTAATTCTTGGATCTTTTAACAATCTAGCAGCTTCATTTTGTGCTACAACACCTTGATCATTTGTAAATCCAAATTGCGCTTTTTGTGCTTCAGTAGTTGCTTTTTTAGCTGTAGCTTGACCAGCTTCAATTTCAGAAGGCAATAATGTTGATCTTTTTTGTAATTCAAGATTTTTATTAGATATATCAAGCATATCCGCAATAGTCATAGATTTAGGCGCATTTTGACTGCCGTAAATGCTTGGATCAAGATTTTGACCTAATTGTGGAACTGTAAGTGATCCTATAGAAATTGCCATAATTATTCCTTAACCTACTTGAGGCCCAATAAATGATGATGAATTAGGATTGGTAGATTGATTATTTGTAAAGTTACTTAAAGCATTATTACCATATCCACCAGCACTTAATTGATTTTGCATAGCAGCATTTTGAGCTGTATTTTGTGCGCCAAGTTGAGATGCTGTTGCATAACCTATTCCACCTAATGAATTTGCTGCTCCACCATAAATATTGCCTTGTGCAATTTGAGAAGCAGCAGTAGCATTAGCAGAACCAATTCCTAAATTTGCAATATTGGTTGCAGTACCAAGTTGAGCATTTGCAGATCCTGTAGAACCAGCAAGACCTACATTAGTATTAGCTAAATCAATAGCTGCAATATTGCCTCTTTGGGTTTGAAAGTTATTAAATGCGTTTTGATAGGCATTAGAAGCATAATCTTCAGCAAACTTGGTTCTCGCCATATTTGCATTAGAACCACCACCACCTACGTTTATATTTTCGCTAGTAGCTCCTAAACCTTGTCCAAGCATAAATTGGTAATTTGGAGCTAAATTAGACTGTAAATCAGCAGCAGTAAATTGTTGATTAAAGTAAGGATTATTTGCAGTTAAACTAGCTAAAGGAGTAGCTCCATAATTTGCATATGGGGTAAATTGTTGCGATGCAGTTTGACCAGCAGCAAGTAAATTGCTTTGTTGTTGTGAAGCAGCATTAGCTTGAGTATTGGCAGCATTTTGCGCCCCTTGCGAACTCATATAAGCACCGCCTAAAACGGCTGCGCCTCCAATTACTGCTGCTGTTATTCCTCCTGCCATAATGCTTCTCCCTAATCACTAAAACCGAGATTATTAGCTAATAGCATTTTAATGCCATTAGAAAGCTTTTCGGTATCTTTTTGTTCAGTTTTATGTTCTAAAATTCGATTAGACATTAATCCACATTCAGGAATAATGTATAACCTATCCTCTATTGTTGCTATATCCGTACAATTATCTGGATTTTCGTAAATATCAATCCAAATAAGTTCTTCATCAAATACACGACCAACACGTTTGATTCCTGCTGGAGCATCAAATTCCATAGGAGCTGTCAAAGTCTTTATTTCATCATCAATATTGACCGCTATTGTTCCCTTTTTAAGAATTACTTTATAAGGGGTTTTATGTTCAGCACCAACAATAACTGACCAAGGAGGAGCAATCATTGTGCGAATATATTTGCCAGGTTCAAAATCATGCAAAAACTTTATATCCGCTTGAGGCATCTCCAAAAGAGCATCTTGAAGTCGTTCTACTTTTTCCCTTAATTGAATTACTGGAAGAATTTGTTTTTTAATTAATTGAGTATTCAAAACTGACCTCCTCCTATTCCTAATAAGGCAGTTAAATTAGTAAATACGCCTGTAGATGGGGTTATATCTCCAATAGGAGTGTTATTAATATCCCCACCATTAATTATGATGTAATTTACTGTTTGACTGACTACATTAGGGTTTTGAAGCCAAATAAGCCATTCTCTAGCTGGCCTTTGAGTTAAAGGATCTAAAAACTGGCTTTGAGGATACCGAATATTGGTATTAATTGGCCCAGTAGCCATTAGTTTTCCCCACCTTCAGCCTTTAAATTAGCAGAAACAATAACGGCTTTAATTGGATCGGAAACAACTACTTCATAAATACGATCTCTTGACCAACCCAATCTACGCCAAATGGCACGATTATTGTATTTTCCAACTTTACCAATAGTTACCCAATGTTCACTAGACCATGTAGAACCGCCATCAGATGACCAACGGAGCATAGATTGAGGATCATAGCCTTGACCAGTTTGTAAGCCTACACCAGGCTGAAATTGAATCTGCATTTCTGCAAAATATTGACGTTGAAGGTCAGTTACTAAATGAGGGCATCTACGCAATCTACGGATTGTTTTGCCATCTTCTGTATAAACTTCATTGTTTAATTGATAAATTTTTCCGTTTTCGTAATCCCCAACAAGATAATAATTACCAAAAAAAGCACCACAATTTGAACGATGACGATGGTATCCAGTTTGATTATCCCAAGAAAGCCATTTATGCCAAGCTTTAGTGGTTAAGTCATAAACCCAAGTCAAATCAATAGATGGGAAAGTAACTACATAGAACTCATGACCCTCTAGACGATAAGTATAGGCAACGGCATCACTTAGATTTACATTCATCAAAGTCTGCTCTACGGCATGATTTGATAGCCTTACAAAGGTATAGCCTTGAATTGCTCCAATAACGCCTTGACCACGAGCATCTTGAGAAACAAACATAATCTGTTCTTCAAATTGCCATACGCTATTAAAAGCAGCGCATCCATGCTGAAGCATAGTGCCTGAAATACGAGCAAATGGAAAAGTAGTTAATCCTGAGATTTGACTTCCTACATCCACCCAAACTTCAGTTGTTTGATCACCCATTAAATAGACTTGTCTATGATCTGCAATAACGCAAATAATAGGATCAGGTTCACCATCTTTTGTGCCGTAATAAGCAGCAGTTGAATAAGGAGAAGAAATATCGGTACAAGCCCAATTATTAGTGCCAACTTCGTTGTAAATGTTGTAATTGTCGATTACGTCACAACAAGAAGCACCACGCCAAGGGCCATCTGTATAAGCAATTTCAGTAAAAGTATCTGTAGCAGGAACGTAATAATAGCGTTCTAAGCCATCTACAATAAATGCAAAAATGCCATCTGTAGGGCTTCTATTGTAAGAAATCTGGCATGGGCCAGTAGTCGTATCTAAAGTGCCAATTAATGTTGCGTTGTAAGCCTCATCTATTTTATAAACTTGATCAGCGCAAATCACAATCATAATAAAAGGAATGGTTCCATGCAAAGGAAACATTGCTCTTACTTCTCCAGGTGGAAGTTGGGCTACTTCAACAAGTCCTGGAGTAGGATATAAAGCTATTGCGCCTCTAGATCCTTGACCTTTATTAGGATCAATCTCCAAGTAAAAGTTAATACATTCCTGATCGCTTTGATAAATTGAAGGAGCTTCATAACTAGGGCCGACAAAACCAAAATCCATAAATTACTCGCTTTCCTTGTATGAATCACCACGCAACAAGGTTTTCATGCTTGCACGACTTAAATTAAATTTTTCCATTAATTGTGGAATAGTCATACCAGTTTTCCTAAGCAAACGAGCTTCTCTAGCTTGTTCCATTGTAAGTTTGCAACGAGGGCCTTTGCCACCACTAAAGTCTGGGCTACGACCTTTTGCAGCTTTATCTGCCATATTATCAGCATGATTGCCAACCCATAAATGCTTTGGATTGCAACAAGAAGGATTATCGCAAGTATGTAAAAGAAAGCCTGAATTATCTGTTGATTTTGGCGCATTAAGATTAATAGAGTTTGGATAGACAAGCGAATAGATGACTCTATGGGCATAGTAGCCTTTGTCATTAATCCAAGTCCTTCCATATCCATCATGATTCCTAAAGCCTTTCCATTCCCAACATTCATCTTCACCACGCTTATCAACTTTGCTCCAAAGAACTTCAGCAGTATTTGCTGGTCTACCGCAATTTGGTGAACCAAGCCCAGCTTTTCTAAGTTGATACCAATGTCTTTGTTTTGCCAACTTTTCTTCTTTTGTATACATAAAAATCTCCTGTTGTAAGAAATTTCACTATACATAAAAGAATCAATCTTGTCAAACAATCCTCTACCTGAAAAAACCCCCACTCAAAATCCAACCAGCATCTTTAGCTCTACCAACAAGCATAGAGTCTGGATAACCAGCAGCAGCGATTGGTCGCATATTGTTGCGTTTAATAGTTGACTTAGATTGAGCTGCATAAGCATTAATCATGCCAATTTGCGTTGCAGAAGCTTTGCCATACATAGGCATCAATCGTTCAGCCAAATTCCATCTAAGAGCCATTGAATAGCCTTGTGGAAGCACAATATCGTCATACAAAGTTTCATAGTTACTGAAAATGGTAGATGAGAACATATGCATCTCACCTTGAGCTGGATTAGGCCATACAAATACGTTACCAGTATCCGCATTAGGATTGTAATAAAGAGCTTTAGGCCAAGGGCCATTCAAAGTCTTTAGACCTATTTGATTGTAATTATCCAACGACAATACGGCTACTTGATAGTCCAAACCGCCATTTTGTACAGGCTGACCATTAGAATTTGTATTAATCCTTACATAAGCCTGATCAATAAATAAAGGCTTTTGATAGTAAGCAGTAATGAGCTGTGAAGCTACTGGAGTCGGATAAGTAATGCTAAGTCTATAAGTGCCAACTTCATTGACTTGACCGCCAGCACCAGTAATAAACTCAACAATCTTAGTACCAGGCAAAATTCCTGAACCTTTTAAAGTTTGACCTTGAGCAACTGCGCCTGTGGAAAGTCCAGTTACAGTCAAAATATTGCCAGCAATAGAGCCTGTAAATGATGCGCCAATGTAGTTTGCAGTTGATGGATTAGGGCCAATAGTGTATTGAACTTGACCAGAAATCAAAGGAAATATAATTTCTGTGGTATTAAACACCATCATATCTTCATTTGACCATTGATCAATTAGGTCATTAAGCATATCAAAAGCATCTTGAGCAGAATCAGCCGTTGGAACTTCTCCAGCCTCTAATGCGCCAATATCTTTTAAAGCTCGGCTAATAATATCTAAAGGTTTTGTCATTGTGTAAACTCCACAATATCTCCAACATTCAATCCACTAACAAAAGTAACTGAAGTTGTATTTGTTTCGGTGTAATTTAATGTAATAACTTGTTTACTTCCGTTTACATAAACTTTTAAATTATTTGTACCTACTACATAAGCAAAAGGAACAGTTACAACTGTTTGAGCTTGAGTGGCAGTTACATATCCTTGACCACCTGAACCAGTACCATTAATATTGTCATAAGTGCCAATTAATACGTTATTAGCATCATTAATTGTAAATTTATAAGAAACTCCAATACTTAACCATATTTCTCCACCTGGCACTCTACCAGCAGAATTTAAAACTATTGGATTTGAATGAGCAATATTTCCTAATGCAGTTGTATAAGCTGCTTGAGGAGTTGAAGTTCCTGCTTGATAGGTATAAATCAAACCACCAGCTAACGGAACACCATTGTTATCAAAAAATTGCCATCCTGCGCCACCAATAGGTGAAAGATTAACTGCCATATAAGCTCCTAATTAGGGGTAAAGACTTGAGGCAACCAAGGCGCAATAACAGTATCTTGCTTATTTAGCTCATTTAACTGTTCTTCTAGCCTAGATTTTATAAGGTTTACTCCGTCTTTCATAGTTTCTTGTTCAATCCAAGAAGCTACCATTTCTTCTGTAACTTGATCAAAAGGCACTTTAGCTTCTGTGCCGTTAAACCACCAATTACCTTCAGTTTCTACAGTTTTATCTTCATCAGTAAGACTGACTTTGTATTTTGCATGAGTAATCAAACCATTGCTGGCTGATATATCAAGAATTGACCATTTATAATTCATGTTAAATATGCCTTAAAGTACCGCTAATAAGAGTTGTTCCAGCAGAGTTATCAAACGAGCTAAATACTACTTGATAATACCCATTCCCATCGGCAGTTACAGTTACAGATTTTCCACTTGAATCATGTTGAACTACTTTAGACCCAAAAATAAAACCATACAAGTCTGTTGAAACGCTTGTAGTTGGATTAGACACATAAATTTTATACGCTAAAATTGAACTAAATTCACGCAATTTAATTTTAGTATTTAAAGTTATAGTGGCTGTTGCTGATACTCCTGATAAAGTTGTAGTGGTAAACATAACACCACCGCCAATAGAGGTTGGCCCAGAATCTCCTTCAGCATAAAACGGAATAATAGTATTCTGACCAATATGAGTTCTAGCAACAATACCACCGCCAGAAGTTATAAAGTTGTCATAATCTAAAGTAGTTTTTGCGCCTACTGTGTATTGAGAGTTATATACAGGCAATCCATTTGTAGCTATGCCTACTGGGGGTATGTAAGTTTTTCCTGTGCTATAAGAATCATCTGTTTCAATAAAATTAGTAGTGCAATTTCTAAATTCATTATTGTTATTTAGAAAAATGTTTCCTCTAGTTACATTGTTGCCAATAATTCCTTTAACTCCAATACCGCAAAAGTTAAAAAAACAATTATCAATAGTTATTTCATTTTCACCATACGTTGTTTCATTAAAATCAAGCGCAATACTACTGCAACCTTCAAAATAACAAGTATCAAATTTAAGAGGGGCTGCCTCACCACCAAGCATTTTAAATCCTGTTGTACATCCTTCAGCAGAACAGTTTTTAAATGTTAAAGCATAAGCACTTCCACCAATAGCAATGCCAAGAATACGGCCACCAGCAGTAATTGAGTTAATTTCACAAATATTAATATAAGTGCCAGTTAAACCATTTCCATCGCCAAAATAGTATGCAGCGTTTGTAGCTGTTGTGTATGCCGTACTTGTTCCATAACAATTAAGATTTGTAAAGCTAGAATAATAAAGAGCAGTACCAAAAATAGCGTATTGACATTCAACAAAACGAATATTAGATACTTCAGAACAGTTAATAAAATCTTGAAGATGAAGTGCAATACCTGTGTTTTGAATAATGCCATTTGTAATACTACAGTTGTAGGCAAGCTTAGTATCTAATGTTGTTCCAATATTGGAAACTAAAGCACCAGAGTTTAAATATGCTGTTTGCAATAAATCTGTTGAGCTTCCAAAACCAGAGCCAGTTAAAGTAGAGTTACATAGGTCAATACGAACGAAACCTGGCAAAAGAATAGTTCCAGCAATTTTGTAGTTAGCTGTAGGGCAAATAAGAATACCACCGCCACCTAAAGCTAAAGCCAAAATAGCATTATTAAAAGCTGCTGTATCGTCTGTTGTTCCATCACCTACAGCTCCATAATCTTTTACAGAAACAATATCCTGCATTTTTGCAGAGCTAGTTCTATTAATAGCTCCTGCTGGATTTGTTCCACCATTTTTAAAATCAATTTTTGGCACTAATGTTGTCATAATTTATCCTGTAATAGCATCAAGCTGTTCTTGAGTTGGTTGTGGATTGGAATTTTTCCAAGATTTAATGTAATCGCCTTTTCCATCAGAATCATTTTGAAGAAGAATTGTTCCAGTAAAAGGAGCAAAATCTTTAATTGTTAATTCAGGATAAATTAAAATTATTTTGTCATATAAAGTCATTTTATACTCCTCTTACTAATGCAGCTTGAAAATAAGTTGATGATGCTGCGTTAGTTGTATTTTGATTGGCAAAAGAACCTTGATAAGCATAAACTTCAATGTAATCACCAGAAGTTAAATAAATTAAAGTTGAAACATTAGTTTGCGCTCCGATAAAAGCATTACCGCTAGTATATGTTCCTGATTTTACTGGACTACCATTTGCAAATATAATAGCTAAAACAGCACCTGCATTTGCATCTCCAGAAAATCCTACGCAAGCATTAACTTGATAATATCCAGATATGGTAGGACTAAATCTATAATTAGTAGTCGCATCAAATTTACTTGCGGTGTCCCATTCTTTTGTTTGAAATTGAACTTTTGTGCTTGTTCCATTCGCTATAGTTTGGGTAGTGCTTTGATAAGCCGAAAATGATTGCGTAGAACCAATGCCTTTAGCGCAATAAATTTCCCCAGTTACAGATAAATTACCTGCGCCTGGGTCTGTAGTGTTACCAATGGAAACACCGCCTGAAGAAAATATTGTTGCAGCTAAAGTGCTGTTTGTTGAAAACCCTAAAGAATTTGTTGATGGTAAATATATGCCATTTGATGGAATACTAGAGCTAGAAGGAACAAAATTACCAGCAGATAAAGTTGTTCCGTTATATGTTAGTGTAGAACTAGAGTTAAATGCGCTTGTTCCATTTCCATAAGGTATATATCCAGCAGTAAGGCTAGTTAATCCTGTACCGCCATTTCCCACTACAAGAGTTCCTGCAACAGTTACAGCACCTTTTGTGGCTGTAGAAGGAGTTAAGCCAGTAGTTCCAAAGCTAATGCTAGTAACAGCAAGAGTTGTAGGATCAGTCCATTGAGGCGCAGAACCGCTAGAGGTTAAAAAGTAACCGCTAGTGCCAATTCCAAGCTTAGTAAAAGCCGTTCCTGATGCGTAATAAGGCAAATCACCAGCCGTATAGCTAGTAAGGCCAGTACCGCCAGCAGTTGTAGGAGTAGTTTTCCAAGCTATTACTTGAACAGAACCACCAGAATCTTTATAGAAAAGCTTTCCATCAGCAATATTGATAGCTAATTCAGAGCCTGTGGCGTTATTTAATAGATTTCCAGCCGTAGGCGCATTAGTAGCCGTTGAGCTTGAATATATTAGTAAGGGGGTAAATCCTGTTTGCGCCATCTAGAAAGCTCCTCCACCCATACCGCCAGTAGAAGTAAGAACTCCTGTCGATGGGTTAAATTGAAGTTTAGTGGAAGAAGTTTTAACAGGCAAATTTCCTGTAGAACTACTTACGATTGTTGGATAAAAAGTTGCTGCTGTAGAAGTGTCATCAGTAATAGCTACGTTATTTGCATTTGTAGCAGTTGTAGCTGTTGTTGCGCTTGCAGCAGAACCGCTAATATTTACCGCTAAAGAAGTAATTGATCCGCTTGCAGCGTTCAAAACTACGGCAGTAGTGCCAATATATAAAGTTGAATTGCCTAAAACTCCACTAGGAATAGTTCCTGAAAGCTGTCCTGCTGGCAAAGAAGTTAAGTTTGCGCCTGATCCGCTAAATCCTGTGGCTGTAAGAAGGCCAGTAGAAGGATTGAACTGGTATTTAGTAGAGCTTGTATATTCTGTTGTAAGGTTTCCAGTTGTTTGATTAGCGAACAAAGGATAACGAGTTGCATTTGTAGTGGTGTCATCGGTTACAGTCGCATAGGAAGTTGGAGTAGTCCACGCAAAGCCACCGCCAGTTGTATAGCTTAAAACTGTGTTATTTGTAGGAGCAGTAATAAATGAAGTTGCTCCTGCGCCTGTTTGATAAGCAATTTGATAAGCCAATCCACCAGCCAAATTAGTCGCAGTTGTCGCTGTTGTGGCAGATCCTACCGATAAAGTCGATTGAGCTACATATTGAGGAGCAGATGCGCCAGCCGTCAATACATAGTTTGTAGTGCCTAAAGCTAAAAATGTAGTCGTTCCTGAAGCAGATTGATAAGGCAATGAGCCAGCAGCTCCACCAGCAATATTTGTAGCACTTGCAGCCAAAGTAGCTGAAGCGACTGCGCCACTAACAATAGATCCTAGAATTGAGGTAATCCAAGAAGGATTTGAATAGCTTCCAGTTGTATATACGCCATTGGTTACAGTTGCAGCATTTCCTGAGATATTGATACCCCAAGTGCCAGATGCGCCTGTTCCATCGGCTTTAGGTGCGCCAATAGTGTTGTAGGAAACAGTTAAAGTAGATCCACCATTAAAAGTAGATCCTGAAGCACCGCCTGTACCGCTATTGTTAAAAGTAAGGCTATTAGTTACGCTTCCTGCGCTTGTCGCAGTTGCAGCATTTCCACCAATATTTAAGCTAGTTGCTGTGCCAGTTAATCCTGTTCCAGGGCCACTAAACTGCGTTGTCGCAGTAATTGTTGTGCCTCTTACAGTCGTTGCTGTTGTTGCGCCTACTGTAGTTCCATCAATAGAACCGCCTGTAATAGCTACTGCATTGGCATTTTGAGTTGACATTGTGCCAAGACCACTAACTTGCGTATTGGCAATAGCAATAGTGGTATTAGTAACGCTAGTGACTTGACCGCTTGCATTAGTTGTAAATACAGGAACTGCGCTTGCAGATCCATAGGTGTTTGCTGTGCCTACAGGAGTAATGCTAAAAGTATTAGAAGCAAGGGTTAACCCTGTGCCAGCGTAATAAGTAAAAACTCCTGAGAACTGAACAAAGGTAATTGGAGTAACTCCAATAGTTCCTGTATCAGCAGAAGTAGATACCCATGCAGTATTGGCTTGTGAGCCGTTTAAAACGACTGTGTAAGCCCCTGGCACTTCTGCCCATACATCCATGTCAACTGCTCTAGTCCATGCGCTTGCAGAGGCTATATAAATGCCGTTTTCAGATGGTGTTCCTTGATTTTTTACAAGAACTCGATTGCCAGATAAAACAGAATATCCATCAATCGTTTGCAATCCTGACAAAGTAATATTTGTCAAAGTGCCTACTTTACAGGCAGCTTTAGGATTTAATCCTTGGGCTACTGTATCAACATACAGCTTATTTACAATATCTGTAGCAGCAGAAGGAGAAGTTGAAATCTGTCCTGTAGCTGTAGAAATATTAGTAAAAACCCCAGTAGAAGGCACTAAAGCACCGATTGTGGTGCTGTTAATAGTGCTACTGGTAATGGTTAACCCTGATTGAACAGGATTAACTGTTGCATAAAAGGGTTGGCCCTGACCTATAAATGTTTGAAAATTGCCATAAACATCAAAATAAGCCTGAACTGGCAGTAGGTTTTGATCTACTGTTGAAGAAGGGCCAGCCATATATTGCCTTTAATAAGCAAAACAATTTATTAAAATTACATCCCCAGCAGACATATTTTGAGCTAAACCACTTGTAATGGAATAGCTTGTAAATGTTACTGATGTTGCTGAACTTGCTGTTAGTTGTAAAAATAGAGCAGTACCGCTTGTTACATCAGCAGCAAAACCCATCCAACCAGTTACAGCAGTTGGTAAGGTAATTGATCCTGAAGCTGCGCCACCAGTACCAACTACAACTTTAAAAGCCATTGTATTTGATGCGCTAATAGTAGGACTTGTACCAAATCCACTACCAATAGTAGGCAAAGAAACAGAAGTTGCTATTGTATTTCCACCCATCTGAAATACAGCAGGATTAATAGTATCCCCTGTTAATGGAGGACTAAAGAAAGCTCCACCAGGGCCAACTAAACCTAAACAAACACCAGAAGAATTAAATTGTGCTTGAACAGGAACTGTTTGAACTGTAACTGTAGAAGCTACTTGATTTGAACTCATTATGCAATCCCTTCACCAGGTGTAATTTCTGCACTAGAAGCTGCGCTAGATAAAAACCAAGCATTAGGAGGAATACCGCTAAATACTTGCACACCATTGGCAGGAATATAAAACGTATTGTAAGAAGGAACAGTCAAAGCAGGAGCTGTAACAACAGGAGTTGAAGTCCCATCATTAGGCTCTTGTGGCTGCCAAGATACTCGAATAGCACTAGCAGTAATGTTTACAATTCGATAACCTGAAGGGTATACATTGTTGCTAGACTTTACTTGAACAGCAGCCAAGCTACCAACCAAGTATGTTGGCCCAAAAGGGGAAAACGCTGAGTTATATGCCATGATTTATCCTTAAGCTACGCTAGTAGAAATTGGACTATCTTCGCAAGACAAAACTTGAATTAACAAAGTACCAGCAGTTTGAGTTGCTGAAGAACCAGTAGAGTTAATTAATCGAACAATAACTTGATTAGCTGTATTGGTGTAAGCATTACCAATGCTGATACCAGTTACCAAAGTACCATCAAAAGTCGCTACAACTACATCAGTTGGCTGAACGCCTGGAACAGTAAAAGTAACTTCTGTGCTTGTTCCTGAAATAGTGGTAGATGGAAGTGCTGCTTGTACGATGCTGTGAGCAATGATATTGCCACGCACAATAGTAGTTTTAGACATATTTTTTCCTTTGAATAAGGTAAATCAATTATAGGGTATATAAGAAAAAAAGCCATACCTTTTGAGCATGGCTTTTCCCTTTACTTCATTAGTTTTTAGCTAAAGTCGTAACCATAGATGTAGGCATCTACAGTACCGACTGCGCCTGCTGCCGTACCAACATAAGCATACAAAGTTTGAGCTGAGAAAGCTAAAGTGCTTTCATAAGCTGTAGCTACTGTAGTGCCTAGCAAAGCTGTGTTGTTGGTCAAAGTAGTAAGAGCAAAAACTTCAGTACCACTTCCGCTTGCACCACCTGGAGCAGTATAAACAGAAATAACAGCAGAGCTAAGGTTAGCTACTGCACCTGCGTTGTTCGCATTAGTGAAAATAATGGAAGTTGGCAAGTAGTTATTTGTGTTATTAACTGGAATTGCGGTAGATGCTACAGAGTTAGCATTAATCCCTTTAACAACGGCTAACAAGCGTAATGCTTGGTCAGTCGTTACATTCGAGGGATGGGCTGAATTAGTTACTGCTGGTCCTGGATTAGACATAATAGTTTCCTTTCGTTATCCGTTAGTTATTAAGCTGCAACTCGGCAAGCGAGTTCAGGATAGAGAGGAGCCCAACCATACAGAACGTCAACACGAGTTGGAATACTATCGTTATTTATGGTGTACTGCCTAACGACTCGCATTGACAGACCGATTTCTTTGTCTGATGCACGACCAGCGAAATGAACACCTTCAGGCAACTCAAGGTCAGCCATAGCCATTGTGAACGCATTGCGATGCATTACGATGTTTTGTGGTGATACTAGACCAAAACCACTTGCATTGTATTGTGATGCAAAGAATGTCACAGCAGCAGTTGCTGATGGGTTAGGGATGCTCACATTCTGGAACTGACCACCGCTAATAACAGCAGGAGAAACAGTTACAGAAACAGAAGAACCAGAAGCCACAGAAACAGCAGACTTAACTACGAATGAGCGCAGTTTGTTTGTGCCATAAGCTTGACGATTTTGTGGGTTTACTGCATACACACCAGCAATTTGGAATGTATCACCAGCATTTAAGTTGATTGTGCCTGTGTTAGCAGCAGTCAAAGTGATTGTGGATTGTGAAGCCCAACCAGAAGTCAAGAAACCAGTAGCAGTTGTAGTAGCTACAGAAGCAGTAACAGTAGAGCTAGAGAAGTTACCAAAAGTTTGTGACACGATGTTTTGGTCAAGCTTCCAGTTCATACCGCCAGAGTCACGACCCATCAAACCTTTTGTATATTGGCTAGAGATCGCTTCAGTAGGAACAAATAAACCTTTCAAGCTGTCAACAATAGTTGCAGATGTAAATGGCTCAACGATACATGATCTACGACCATCACGAGGTGCGCCTTCAGAGTCAAGATACGCTTGTGCTGACAAGTAAGTGTATAGACCTGTTGGAGGAGTACCTGCAGTACCAACGATGTTAGCTGTGTTCAAAGCTGCTGTAGTTGTGCCGTCAAAGTCGATTCTATTGGCAATAGCTGCCACCGCAGGTTTCAGAATTCTATCCGAAAAAGCATCCAGGGACAAAGCTAAGTCTTGAGTTGTGAACTGAGTGTCAACGTGGAACTGGGTGCTTAAAGTAACAGGAACTGAAGTTTCGTTCAAGTCCTCAACGTTTAAAGCTGGGCCAGTTGTACCGATGAAACGGCCTGGTCTGCGTACGTTAACTGTTGCGCCAATTTTTGCGCCAACAACGGCAAATTGGTCATCATAGTTACGATCTACTTCAGATGTAAATGTTAATTCGTTTTCCAAGACCATTAACGCTTCGTTAGTGATCTTGCTGATAGTTAGCAAGGTATTTGCCATTTTAATTCTCCAAAAAAATTAGGTTTATCTGACTTTTCCAGCCTGTCTTGCAGCTTTCCATTGAGCATAAGTGCCATGAAATTCACCATTGGTGTCTATCATCACATCTTTGCCAACTTTGCCACCGCTTAACGGCTTGATCGGTTCAGGTGCTTTACTACTTGAAACAGTTTCCCTGACTTTTTCGGCTTTAGAAGATTTAGCTTCTTTTGCTTCAAATTTAGCTTCTAAC